AAATTAAAATGAGCAAAAAGACCAACACAAAGCCCATCCCTGAGAACATCAGATTAATTCCTTCACCGAAAAGTTCTGCTGAAGTCATTCGTCATATCCTTATATTTAATATGGAAATTTTATTCTATCTGAATTGTTTTAACAAAACTGTGATTGAGATCATAAATTAGAGACTTGAAGAAAGGTGGAATTTTATGTGTTTTTCAAGTGGGGTAGAGGGGAGAATGTGATTAGATCCAAATTTAAAGGCATGATAATGGTGCATATTAAAGCATTTTAATTTAGGAGATATTGCCTTGAGTAATAGATTCAGAACGAGTGAATTTGGTGGGTCGTGAAGGATTCGAACCTTCGACCAACGGATTAAAAGTCCGCTGCTCTACCGACTGAGCTAACGACCCATGTATACATTAGGTAACCATTTAAGAAAGGAAAAAAAGAATCTTTAAAATGGTGCCCGAGGCCAGACTTGAACTGGCACGCCTCGAAAGGCGAGGGATTTTAAATACCTTTTTAACGCTTTAAGAATCAATAAGTTAATGATTTTACGCGGAAATGAATAGACGAATAAGACCGAATATAACCGAATATAAAGCGGAACAGCCACGGGGAAAGCCACCGAAAGCCAAGGGATTTTGTGGGCTAATCCCTTTTTACAGCCAACGGGTTTAATGTAACCGCACTTTCTAAATGCGCCGGCGCGAAATGTGCATAGCGCATTGTCATTTCGATCGTAGAGTGGCCAAGAATATCCCGCAGAACTAAGATATTCCCCCCGTTCATCATAAAATGACTGGCGAAGGTGTGGCGCAGTACGTGGGTTAGTTGCCCTTTTGGTAGGTCAATACAGGCGCGATCCACGGCGTTTTCGAATGCTTCGTATGCGTCGCCGAATAATCGCCCGCGGCGTTTGGGCAACATATCATAAAGTTCACGACTGATCGGGATCGTGCGGTTGCGGTTGCTTTTGGTGTTGATATAAGTGATTTTATAGGGGATGACTTGCGATTGTTTAAGTTGTTCCGCTTCGCTCCACCGCGCACCGGTTGCGAGGCAAATTCGTGTAATTAGGCCTAAATCACGGTTTCGTGAGTTATCACACTCCGCAAGCAGTCGGCGGATTTCATCAGACGACAAAAACGCTAATTCCGTTTCCTTTTCTTTGTATAGCCCGATCCCTTCTAACGGGTTTCCGCTTTCCCACTTCCCAAGGCGTTTCAATTCGTTAAAAACCGCCCTCAAATAAGCGTGTTCGCGGTTTATCGTGGCTTCTTTTGGTGGGCGATTCGGATCTTTTGAAAACTTGCCGGCAAGGCGTAATTTTCGGTAATCGGCGAAATCTTCGCGGCTAAATTGGTCGGCGGGCGGGTCGCCAAGGTGATCACACAGATTTTTCAGTTTTTCCAAGCGTGCCGCACCGTCATTGAGGGTTTGTCCGTGCAAGTCGAACCATTCTTGCACGAAAAAACTTAGCGGCGGCGAAGTTGGGTTTTCGGCGGCATCTAACGAAACGGAAACCGTTTCAGAATCGGCGAATTGTGCCGCAGAATGTTTGTTTTGATTGAAGAAACGAAGGGCTTCGCCTTTAGTTAAAAACCACTTGCGAACGCGCTTGCCGTTTTGGTAAAACTCCGCAAGCCATTTATTGCCTTTTGTTTTGTCGCGACGAACTGCCATTTATTTGCATTTCTCTTTAATTGCATTTTCAAGCTCTTGAATAAAATTTCTATACACCTTTATATTCTCTTTATATTTTAATTTTTCTTGAGATGTTTTTGCGTTAATCATCCACATTAATTCATTTGCTAAATTTCCAACGGCTAATTTTCCATTAGACGCATAAAACAAAAGTTCCTCATCTTCAGCAAAAAGAGGTATTGGAAGTTGATATTTGGCTTTAAATTCGGTTAGTTTTGGGTTAAATAAAATTGCTTTACGATCTGAAAACTTTTTAGGATCAGCTTTTTTTAAATCAGGAAAAGGGGAAATTAAGAAATTAATTAATTCTCCTCCATCTTGCAAAATGCCTTTAGAGATAAGACATTGTTCATTCAATGGAATTGCTTTACGTTTTTCTTGCTGAGATTCTTCGGATAAGACCTGATCTATTTCTTTTTCAGCAGAAATATTTTTTAACTCTTGCTCTATTCTCTTTTGCTCTTTTGCTATTGCTTCTTGTTGTAAAACTTTTTGATTATGAGCTTTTATTTCGTCGGAGTTGGCACGCAAAACACTATAAATAGCCATAACACAAAGACCAATAGTTAACCACTTCTTTTTTTTAGCCATTACACTCTCTCCATTTTCAAAATCACTTTCCCCACGATCTCAATATCCCCCACGTCGCACTCAAACGAAAATTTCCCGCCGTCTAACCGCACTTTGCCGCCGGGTAGAACGGTGATGTAACGCAATAAATGAGAGTTTTCGACAATGACGAAATAATCGCCGTCGATCAGTGTGCCGTAATCGGCATTAATGAAATAGGTGTGGTTGTCTTCAACCACGCAAGAAATTTGATCGTAAGCCGCACGGCTTTCTAAATTGGGTAAGTATGTGAGAATAAAGGGTTTATTCTCCATTATGAAAGGCTTGCCATTTTCTAGCTTGATTGTATGAAAATATTTCATATCAAGCGAATTATCGAAAATCGGTTCTTCTCCGTATGCTACATAATCCAATCGCGCGCCCGTTTCTTTAACACAACGTATTACAAGTTCAGCGGGGAAAAATTTGCGTGAAGCCCAAGTGCCAAAGGTACTGTGCGGCATTCCTAAGTGTTCAGCGAGTAGTTTGCGATTTGCAAAACCATACGCATTCATGATCCGAGAAATAACTTCTTTCCCACCTTTAAGATCTAGTTTTGTGTCAAAAGACATAAGATCACCATGTTGACAACTCATTTAACACAAAGCATTATATTTGTGTCAAATGACAGATTGTTCATATTCGTTCATATTCGTTTATAGGGATAATACAAAATGGAAACTCAAAATTCAATTTGTATATACATACAGGTAGATAGCCCATATCTACCCGCCGAGGAATACGCCCGCCGTAATGGTATTTCGGTGAAAGCCGTGCGCGACTTGGTGCAGAAGGGGGTATTGCCGACCCGCCCACGGGAAAGCAAGAAAGAAAAAATCTTTATCAACATGATCGCCTTAGCGCGTGAAGCGTCGGCGCAACAATAAAAAACCGCACAAAAGTGCGGTCAGTTTTAAAAATATTTTTCTAGGGGTGGAAAAATGAGAAATCAAGAAATCAATGTATTAATCAACAATTTCAATCTATTCATTCGCGAACACGCGGCGAAATCAGCTTCGCAAAATATGCCTCCGCGAGGTCAGCAGATTCGGGATGTGTTCGCGCAATATCGTCAACTTCCGCCAGAAGTTCATGCTCAAGTTGGGCGCTCAATTCAGGATGTTTTGCAACAACACGGCATAGACAGCCCAGTAGCTTATCTTGTAACGCCGTTTGAAGAGCCAACTGATTTAGACGTTCTTCGTCATGTAATGGCTTATTTTGATTCTGATCGTTCATGCGATGCCCTTTTGAAATTTGCTATGAAAATGCGCCGTTTAGCATACATCAGAAAATACGGCAGAAGCAAGTAAGGCGGCTGCCATGTTATACGCGCAACACAGAATCAATGAAATCAACAAAAACGCGCCGGAATATATCGCCCACTTAATGAGCGATGAACATCAAGAATTGTTAGCGTCAATCGCGCGCAAACACATGATTGATATTCGGCACACCTTGCACCAAAGCAAATTCGCCGTTGAACGGGCATTTGATGGATTAGCAAAGGAAAAGAAAGCCGTCATTTTGGCGTATGCCAACACCGATACCGCCGACTTATTAGACCCATATTCACGGGGCTATAAGCTCCGCGAATATACGCCGGACGGACAAGAAAAAATCGCCAAAGCCATTCGCGGATTGCGCGAAATCGTCAACGAATTTCCGGCAAATATCACAATCGCCGATTTTAAAAAAATTGATAAAGGGGTGAGTTATGCAAAATCAACTAATTAATAAGGCACGCATTAATGTCAACGTTTGCAAGCAAGTGATCTTTTACTGGAAAGACAGTCACGATGTTTATTTGACTTTTGCACGTCGCGATCATCAACAGCGCGATCTATGGATTAAAAAAGCCAAATTCGCCCGTGAACAAGTAAAGGGTTTAAATAATTTAATTCGCTTTGCACAAGACAAACAAACGGTTCATTAGGCGGGATTATGTGGGAAATTTTAGTTTTATTATTCAGCGTTGTCGTCTTGTTGTTTATTGTCGGCTTATCGCTTAGTTGTTGCCTTATCGGGGCAATATTTATCAAGTCAATCCGTGTTTTACGTGAAGAAAAAAGAGGGAAAATCAAAATGCAAGAAATGCACATTATCGAAATTACACAACAATACCAATTAGGCGTTATCGACGGTTGTTTTGTGGTTTACCGGCTAAAAGACGGCGACCGCTATCAAATCAAACAATCTTCAAGCTTTGAAGAAATCTTGAGTTTTATTGTCAGCATTGAACTACAAGATGACCGCATTGCGATGGTTGAAGACGTGCTAATTCGTCATAAGGCAATATGCGACGAAGTGAAGGGCGCAATCGACAAAGCGCAGGCATTAGACGCATAAAAAGACTTTTTTTATTCATCATCATTAATTTAATTCATACAAAACTAAAATATTATGAATCAGGAGAATTTAGCATTCCAAGAATCGGTGCAAGAAATTGCACCGGTATTGGCGCAAAGTGCGGTAAAAAAATACCGCGCGTTGTCTGATTCTGATCGCAAAACCGAATTACAACTTGAGCTATTCGACACCGTACCGAATAGCTATTCTTACATCGAAAAAGTGCTTTCCCAATTGCCGCGCGAGCGTCAGCGAGAGCACTTTAGAAAACTTTATTTAAAACAATATCACGACGTTAAAGACAACGGCTCCATATCCTTTAAAGCGGGCAATATGCAACAACGCGCCGCTAACTTATGGCTCCGCGAAACGCTAAATATTCGTTTAAAAAAGGTTTTCAGCCGTTACAAAATCAACGTTTCATTTCTACAAGCCTTTAAATCGTCCCCGAATTGGTTGTTAGATTTAAAAACCGAAATCGCACAGCAACAACGTTTTGTTACCGTGCCGACCCGCGCGGAACACGCTAATAATCATTTAACCGAAAAAACGACCGCACTTTTTGACAAATACGGCAAAAAACAGGCGCAGGCCGCGAATTTTCCATTTTATTTACTCACCGAAGCGAAACTAAAAAGCATGGCGTATGAGTTGGCGTATGCGTTTCAGCTTAAGCAACGCGATTTTATTGAGGGTTACGCCAAAGACGGCAAAGCCTACGACAAAGCCGAATCAGATGCGATCATCATGAAATTGTATGACCAATGCGGGCAAGCGTGTGAGGCAATCGGGTTTGAAATCCCCCATTGGGCACGTTTTTGCAACGGCAAGAAAATCAAGATGGAGCGCATTGACGTCGCACTATGCAAAGTCGCCGATGAAAAATATTGGTTTTACACCATGAAAACCACGCAAAAACGCATGGTGGAACATATCGCCATTGCGTGCGGTGAGGTGCGCAAACAGGCAAGCAGTTACATATCGTATAAAGGCTTTACAGATTGGCACAACCAAATCAAGAAAAATCATGACTATCTTAAAGCCATGATTATCGAAAACGTGGACGACCCGGAAGAACAAGCCGAACTATTCGACACGTTTTTAAAATCATCAGCCAACCCCGCTTTGCGCCGTAATGAAATGATGGTGCGTTTACGCGGAATCGAAGAATGGGCAGAAGAAAACGGCAACGAAGCCTTATTTTTAACCCTTACCGCGCCTTCCTCATTTCACGCCACCCATGCCGACGGACGTAATAACAAAAAGTGGCAAGGCAACAGTCCGCGAGAAACACAGGAATATCTAAAAGAGGTTTGGGCACAATATCGCGCCCTACTCAACAAGCGCAAAATCAAATTTTACGGTATGCGTGTTGCCGAACCCCACCACGACGCTACGCCGCATTGGCATATTTTGTTTTATGTCAAAGCGGAACACAAAGCAGAAGCCATTCGGCTGTTTAAACTCAAAGCCTTGGAGTTGGACGGCGACGAATTGGGCGCGAAAAAACACCGCTGCCGCGTGGAAGAATGCGATAAGGCGAAAGGCAGTGCTACCGCCTACATTTCCAAATACATTTCTAAAAATATCGACGGTTTCGCGTTGGACGATGAAAAATCTGACGAAAACCCGAATTTATCCTTACGCGACAACGCGAAACGCGTGCGCGCGTGGGCGAGTATGTGGGGCATTCGTCAATTCCAGTTTTTTGGTGGTGCGTCCGTGTCTGTATGGCGCGAATTGCGCCGATTGGTTGAGGGACAATCCGATGATGAATTAATTGAAAAAGCGCGTATTTGTGCAGATCACCCGTGCTTTGCCAGTTATTTGCAAATCCAAGGCGGCGCATTGGCAAGCCGTAAGGATCAGGCGATTAAATTAGATTATGAGCAAACAAAGGAAAACCGCTTCGGCGAAATGCAAAAGAAGATCAAGGGGGTAAGAAATGCCATCAGTTTTAAATCGGTAGTTAGTCGCGTTAAGCAATGGGTTATTAAAAAACGCCCAACCGAGCGGAGCGAGGCTAATAAAAAAGCGGGCAACGCCCGCCTTGGACTTGTGTCAGTAACTGTAACCCCCGAAAAGAGGGCGGAACTGACCCAAAAAATAAAATCATTATTGGAATCCACGCACTTTAGACCGCAACCGGAACAAATCGACTATTTAATAAACAATGGACGATTAGTTTTAGACAAAGTGCGGTCAATCGAAATTATCAATAATGATCCAATCATCACAATCAAGCGCGAACCACTGATTTTAGACCAAATCAGCGAGCCGCCGCACTTGGCAAATTTAAGAAACTTAAACAGAAACTAGGGGAAATTATGGCTTTGAGATTATTTAATAAAGTAAATGAAAAAGAACCGGAATTAATAACCGATGGTATTAATGCAAAATATATCGTGTTGAGATACTCAAACGCTTTTAAAGAATGGAGCGTAGTAATTGAATCCAAAGCGGGATTATCAAAACAAGATGCAAAAACAGTTTACGAATACGAAGTTAAATTCGGCAAACAGGATCCAAGAAATTTAATGATTGTTAAAGTGGAGGATTAAAAAATGGAAAAAGAAATTACAGACAAGGAAAGACTTGATTTTATTGAAGAATATTGGTTTCAGGTTTATGGGGATAGTGTTGAATTTTGTTTTAATGAAATGTGGTCTACCGATGGGTATAGCTTAAGAGATGCAATAGATAGAGAAATAAAAGATATAAAAAACTTGGGGACTAAAAATGATTAAATCCAATACCCCGAAAAACATAAAAGCTAAGGCCATCGTTGAATATAAAGTAGATTTTTGCGAAGTATCTACAAATAAAATGAAACAGGTATCTTGTGAAATTTGAAGATGTTGAATTGGTTGAGGAGTAAATATGAAAGTGCTAGACGAACACATCTTGGAATATATCTGGGATGAAACATTAGACCGTATTGCGCAAAGAACCTTAGATACTTATATCGGCGGCAGTGTTGGCACATATAGTGACGAGCATGCGGCGAAATATGCGGAAAGCTTTGTAATATTGCACGTAAGCCAACTGATTGCAGGCTCCGGATTAAGCGGAAGTCAATTTAGACGACGGATTAAAAAGCTTATGGCACAAGGTATTTTGTTGCAACGTATTGGGCCAAACAGCTTTGTGATTAACTCAGAGGTGATTAAAGACGTAGCGGTACACGCCGCACGATGTTGGCGTGCAATCGGGGTACCGTATGGTATGGACGACACCGGTAAAGCCTGCAAAACCTTACCTATTAACGCTCTGCCGGGAAGCATTTTTGAGTTAAAAACAAATTGTTATCGGATTTTGAGATCTGAATATCCAAGTTACAAAGGAAAAGGAGTAGAAAATGAGCAATGAAATAACTCAAAAAGTCCGCATGACAATCGAAGTTGAAATGGATGACTACCAACGCGACCAACTCGAAATATCAAAAAGCACACAAGTTTTAGGTGGCAATATTGTGCGGCTAGATTGGGAAGGTGGGCTGTTTGATGAGGTCGATGGCCATCGCAAATTATTTCACACAGTTGATTCGAATTTGATGGGTATTGCATTTGACAATATGGAGGATGAAGACTTTATAAGCGAATTGCAACTGGCGATTAAACGGGTGGTTACGCCGATTATTAAAGCAAAACGCAAAGCAATTTTGGAGGGCGGTTATGATTTGCCACCGGTGCCAAACCAAACGAAAGAAAAAACGGGGGAAAATAAAAAGCCGCATTAGCGGCTTTTTTGTTGAGTGCGGTAGAATTCGCACAGTGCCTTGATGGCTTGCGGGCGAGACGCGCCGAATTCTGACAATACGGCGTCGAATTCGGCAGCGGTGTCGGCGTCCAATTTTAAAGAGATTTGTTTTAGTTTACCGTCGGCGATCAGTTGCTTATTGCGCGCTGTCGCCGTTTTGGCACGTAGTTTTTTGCTGTGTTCGGTTTTTGCGTTTGCCATGATTACCCCTTGCATTCGCCCCTAATCGGGGCTATATTAGGCGAAGCCTCGGGGGG